AGGAGCAAAATGACCAAAGCCCGCAAAATGGTTGCCCTCAATATCGAGGAGACTAGTGGCGTTGACCATCCTGCTCACCTTCATGAAGGTTGGTTAGTCATCAAGTCAGAGAATTTAACTGGCGTGGACGACCTTCTTTCAGACCTAAATAATCAAAACGATAACTCAAATGAGTTCCGCAAAGGGACTGAGGAGGAAGCCATGTCTGAACAAAATAACGTGGAAACAACTCCTGAAGTTATATCTACAGAAGAAGTAGATAAGGCTAAAGGACAAATGTCCTATGACGAAATGATGAATAAAATCAAAATGCTTGAGGACGAGTTAGCAATGGCTAATAAAAAACTTAAGAAGTCAGAGGACGAAGAAGTAGTAGCAGATACTGCTTCATTAGTAAAAGAGGCTCCAGAGCCACTTCGCAAGATGTTGGAAGATTTGGAGAAGTCAGCACAAGAGGCAACCGCTCGTGCTAATGCCGCAGAAGAAATTCTAAAGGCAGAAAGAGTTGCTCGCGCTAACAGCGAAGCAATTGAGAAAGCAAAGGCTTGGAAATACCTAGGCCTTGATGCAGAAAAGGTTGGTCCAGCACTTCGTCAGTTAGCAGAAATAAACGAAGAGTTGGCAAAGTCAGTTGAGGAAGCACTTAACTCAGTTAATGCCCAAGCAGAGTCAGCAAACATTTTTGCTGAAATCGGTAAGAGCGCAAATCCAACAACTGGAGATGCTTACACTCAATTAACTTCATTGGCTAAGTCTTTGACTGAAACCAAAACAGGAATGACTTTCGAGCAAGCATTTGCTAATGCTGTTAAGTCAAATCCTGACCTCTATCAACAATATCTAAGCGAGAAGGGTGCCTAAAACATGGCATACGAAATTAGTAATTACTCTGTAAAGGTCACTCTCGTAGCAGCAGCAGACCTTTCAAGTAAGCAATACACTTTCGTCAAGTTGAATTCATCAGGAGAAGCAGCCGCAGCAGCAGCCGCAACTGATATTCCAATTGGCGTACTACAAAATGCTCCAACCGCAGGACAAGAAGCAGAAGTTCTTGTTGTCGGTGGAACAAAGATTGTTGCTGGAGCCGCTATCGGCGAAGGCGCACTAGTCGGAACAGGTTCAACAGGTAAGGCCGTGGCTTTAGTTGCAGGAACTGACACAACCAAATATGTCGTGGGAACACTACTAACAGAGTCAGGTGCTGATGGCGACATCGTAACTGCAGTTGTTAACTGTGCAAACCCAGGCAGAGCGGCATAAGGGGGAATAACAAATGCCACAGCCAAATATAAACTCCGTTCACGTAGATGCGATTTTGACTAACATCTCAGTTGCTTACCTACAAAAACAAGAAAACTTTATTGCGGACAAAGTATTCCCAGTAGTCCCAGTAGATAAGAAATCAGATAAGTACTTTGTTTATACAAAGAACGACTGGTTCCGTGATGAGGCTCAACGCCGTGCAGATGCTACTGAGTCAGCAGGTTCAGGTTACAACCTAACCACTGGCACATATGCTGCAGATGTATGGGCTTTCCACAAAGATGTGGGCGACCAAACAGTTGCTAACGCAGATGCTCCTTTGAATCCACTTTCAGAGGCAACTGAGTTCGTAACTCACCGCCTATTACTTCGCCGTGAACTACAGTTCGTAAGCGATTTCTTTACAACTGGCGTATGGGGAACAGACATTACTGGTGTCTCAGGTGCTCCGTCTTCAGGACAAACCAAGCAATGGTCTGATTACACATCTTCAGACCCAATCAACGATATCGAAGCCGCTAAGTCTACGATTCTTTCAAACACAGGTATGGAAGCAAACACTCTCGTACTTGGTTATGAAACCTTCCGTCAGTTGAAGAATCACCCAGACCTAGTCGACCGTATCAAGTACACAAGTTCTCAAACAATTACAGCAGACATGATTGCTGCTATGTTTGATATCCCAAGAGTACTTGTTGCTAAGGCAGTCAAGGCTACAAACAACGAAGGTGCAGCAGGAGCGTATGGCTTTGCTTATGGCAAGGGCGCACTACTAACACACGTTGCTCCAAGCCCAGGATTGCTAACTCCATCAGCAGGTTATACCTTCTCATGGACAGGTGTATCAGGTGGTATCGGCTCCACAATCGGCGTAAGTTCATTCCGTATGGAATCACTAAAGGCTGAGCGTGTTGAGGCTGAAATGGCGTTTGACAACAAGGTAATCGGTTCAGACCTCGGTTACTTCTGGTCATCAATCGTTGCTTAATTAAGTTCAACAAAGAGGGAGGGTCTGTAATGGCTCTCCCTCTTTTATTAGAAAAGGAAAAATAAATGCCACAAGTAAATCGAATTTCACGAGGTGAAGTTGCCGTAGGCGCTTTGCAAGTTGGAAGCAATGACACTGTTTATGGTATGGAGTTTGGAACCGTAGCGTTAGACCCAGGTTCTATTAGCACCGTATCTCGAGGAACTGTAACTTTCACCTTAACTGGTGCGGCTACAACCGACATTATCATTATGAATCCGCCAGCAACTTTGAATGATGACTTGTTATTTGTAGGTGCAAGAGTAACTGCAGCCGACACAGTAACAGTTTATCTATACAACCCAACAGGCGGGTCTATAAATGATGGAGAATTAACTTGGTCTTATATGTGGATTGATACCACTGCATAAGATGAAAGCCAAAATTCTTAAGAGAATGACTGTTGACGGCAAGATTATTGAACCGGGCACAGTTTTAGACGTAACAAGTTGGCGCACGGCGGCATCATTGAAAAATAACCGCTACATTGAGTTCGTTACAGACGAGCCAATAAGTAACGCCAAAGAAGAAATCAAAAAGGCTAAGTCAAAACAAGAAAAAGACTTAGACATTAAGTAAACTTAGAGGGGTGGTTAGTAATAGCCACCCTTCTATCTAAGGAGTTTTATGGCACTCGCACATGCACAAGTCACGGTGACAACCACGGCAACTTTATTGTCTGCCGCAGACGCAGGACGAGATGGACAAACGGTTTTAGTACAAAACCCAACAACTGGTGTAAATGTTTATATTGGCGGAGCAGGCGTAACTACTACTTCATACGGTTTTCTATTACAAGCAGGAACGGCTTTTGCCATTGACCTACAAGTAGGCGAGGCCTTGTATGGAGTTGTGGCTTCAAGTACTCAAGCAGTAGGAGTAATTAGGCAAGGAGTCTAGCCATGGCAATTTCGATTATTCAATATCCAGTTCCTCAAGTACTTGTCGATAGCAAGGGCGATATGTTCGTAGCCACCGCCGACAATACAGTAGGCAAACTTTCGGTTGGAGCGAATAACACAGTTCTCACAGCCGATTCAAATGAAACAGGCGGAGTTAAATGGAGTACGCCTGATACATCTCAGGCAGAAATCGCTGGTTTATTTTTCTTTAGTTAGGAGTTGTAATGCCTTTACCAGTAAACCTAACTACTATTACAGTTACAGGTACTTATTTAGACATTGCTGGTAATCCTATTGCTGGCCAAGTAAAATTTACTCCAAGGGCGGTCTTAAAAAACGTAACTAGCAACATTATCTTAATTAACTCTACGATTACGGCCACTCTTAATTCAAGCGGCGCATTTTCACAAGTTTTAGTTGCTACAGATGATACAGATGCCGCACCCTTAAATTTCACATACGAGGTCGAAGAAGCCTTTATTGGCGGGCGCACTTATGATATTTTATTACCAAGCAGTACTCCAGGCGGAACAATAGATTTAGCCGACGTTGCTCCAGCCGTGGCTGATGACGGCTCAGGCTCTTTGTATATTAGCACCGAAGATTATGACGCATTGGAAGCCCGAGTTACTGCTGTTGAAGCCTTAGCCACAGCCGCTGATACTTTATTTGGTGATTTAACTACTGAACTAAATGCCGCTATTGCCACTTCAGATACTCATGTTGCGTTGATAAACAGTTACATTTTAGCAATGGGTAACATTATGGATAATAAGGGAAGCATAAATTCATTACTATTTCCCGCTAAGGTGAACTAATGGCTCTGCCCGGTAATATAACTACAATTACCATTACAGGCCAGTATATTGATTTCAAAGCAACTCCAATAGCAGGCCAAGTCAAAATAACTAATTCAAGTTTTTTAACTGACGCTGCGGCGGACCGCATGATTGTGCCGACTACTATCACTGCTGACCTAGACGCAAATGGTGCATTTAGTTTAACAGTGCCAGTAACTAATGACGCAGATGTTAGCCCACTAAATTACACTTATACTTTTGAAGAGGCATTTATAGGAGGAAGCACTTATACGATATCTTTGCCTGCAAGTTTGGGCGCAAGCGTAGATATTACTGATTTAAGACCAACGGCTACTGTTGTAAGTTATATCCAGCCAGCCTCATACGATTTGTATGCCCCATTAGAGGCTAGAGTCGACCAAGAAGAAGAAGATTTAGACGATGACCCTGAACTAGTAGCCGACCCCACTTATGTAAATCTTACATTGTATTTAGACACTTACGCAGGACTGGCAAGTGCTTACGCAAATTACGGCGCAAGTACTGCTGCCGCTCAAACTTGGACCTATTCTCAAATTGGCTCAGTAATAAACAACATTGGCTACGCTCTTAGTGGAACTGG